GCCATGCCATCCGGGAGAATAAGAGACACCATCGGGAATATCGAATTTGAAATAAGTAGTCATTATAATATTACCTCGCCCCTATTGCATTTCTTATTTGCGGAATGGCCTGACTCATTATAACATCAACCAAATCTCTTTCTGTAGTCACTGATCCGCCGACGCTGATATTGATGCTGACGCCGCCCACACCTCCTACTGGAATAATTGTCTCCCCTCCGTGGACAATTGCCCTCATTGGTGCTCCTATTGGGCCGGGGACGATACCGCCGGTTGCAAACCCTAATTCATACCCCGTTGTTTGTGTTGATGGAGCAAACTTTACCACGCCTCCAGATGGGAGGTTGGTGGTTGGCCCCCCCGGAGTTCCCCGCCCTGCAATCTCATCCAAAAGAGCTTTTGCGGCGTTTGCCTTTATGATATAAGCATCCCATGTCCCGTCAAGTTGTTTTGTTAATTCCTCAATTTTTGGAACTGCGGCATCCACCATTGTCTGTATAGCCGTCTGCTCTGCTTTGGCGGCTGTAACAGCATCTGCAAAGGGTTTCAATCCTTCCGCGATCTTTTCATTAAGGATGACGAGTTCACCTTGTTCAAGGATATAAGCAGCGCTTAATCCATTAACTAATTCGGTCTGGGAAGTAAGAGCGGTGTTTTGGATATCGAAAGCGGCTTGAGCATCAGCCAGTCCCTTGCCTAGTTCACCGTCCGGGCCGAGGGATTTCCCTAATGAGGCAATCCGATCAAACACTGTCTTCGGGGCAAACTCCTCATTAAGTCCTTGGATATCCTCGACCGATTCTTTGGCCTGCCTTATGAGCGGGTCAAACTGTATGTCCCGAAGAAGCTCCTGCTCTCTCCGCTGCTTTCGCAATGCGGCTATCCGCTTATCAATATCTGTGGTGTCCGCCCCCTCCGCCATTTGTACTTTTTCAAGTTCAAGAGCGTTTACTGCCTGGTCAATATCAAATATCTTATCCTCAAATGCCTGCATCCCCTCTAGTCGGGGGCTTGTCAAGCCGTTGAGTTCGTTATTTGCCTCCGCTATAGCCTGCTTACATTTATCGACTTCACCTTTGGCATTATCATAAGCCGTCTGGATTTTACCGAGTTCTATCTGGGCATTCTCAAGCTCGATCTGATGAGTTTTGAGCGAATCAGTCAGAGCATTAAGCTCATCTTTATATCCGGCGCTATTTTTCTCCGCTTCATCGTACTCGCCTTGCGCCCGTTCGAGATTATCACTAGCCATATCAAGAGCAATATTTTGAGTTTCAAGAGCTTCTGTAAGTCTCGCTTTTTCTGCGATAAGAGGCGCGTTCGCTTTTGCAAACTCCTCTGTTGCTATTCTCCCAGACATCAACTGCTCAATATATTCTTTAAGAGGACCCTCAGCAGTATCGTAAGCAAAAGTCAAATCCTCCATGCTATCAAGTTGTTTTTTGAGACTGTTGTCAATCTCGTCATACGTGAATTTGTACTCTATGAGTTTCCGCATGTACTGTTCATAACCTGCACGTTGCTTATCAGTTAATTCCCTACCTTCCCCATGAGCCTCGTTAATATCTTTTTGCCAGCCAGAATAAAACGCCTGCCATTTTGTCATTTCTTCATAGGCTTTGGAATGCTTCCCCATGATTTTAGTATAACCTTCTAGTTCAAGAGAATATTTATTGGTGTCGCCCGAAGATTTACCCTCCTCTTCTCCAAACAACCGCAAAGCCTCAGTCAGTATATCCACTTCTTCCGAAGCCTGAGCTAGACTCTTGGTACTAACGGTATCAGCCGATTCACCTAATTCCGCAAGATGCTTTTTGGCAGTCACTAGGGATTCCGAAAGTCTATCAACGTCTATCTTGGTGTCCTTTGACTTTCCTCCAAATACAGTAAAAACAATAGCAGCTGCCCCAAGAGCGACTCCGATCAATCCAAGGGATGCGTAAAGCCCCATAGCAGCAATACGAGCGGCAACCATAGCGGCAGTGTGCCGAATAGTTGCCACAGTAGCTGAGCCCATTACTAATTTAAGCGTGGCATACCCAGCAGCTATCGTTGGTAATATTACCAAAATGGACCCAGATGTTAACAGAAGAGCCCCTAACGCTGCGGTAGCAATCACTATCACTTTTGTCAATACAGGATGCTCTCTAGTCCAATCTGTCATGGCTGCCACTATGGGTTTTATCACACCCAACAAAGCATTAAGCCCCGGTAATAAAACATTTCCAATAGTGATCTGAATATCCTTAAAAGCGGCCTGCATCTTTTCCATTTGACGGGCAGCGCTTTTCTCCATTTCTTGGAAGGCTGCGTCTGATGCTCCTGCGGCTCCGCTCATTGCAAGAATATCAGCAGCGAACATCTGCGCGCTGTCACCTGTGAGGGATAGAACCGCCTGCCCTGCCTCGACTGATCCAAACATCCTCATAAGAGTTTCATTGCTACCCTTAGAGTATCCCCGCAGTTTTTCAAGCGCACCAGCAAGACCTAACTCAGCTATCATGGCTTGCCCAGACTCATATTCTAAATCTTTAAGTGCTGCGGCCATGTCAGCAGTCGGTGTCTGCATTGTCACCAAGGCTTGTCTGAGGCTTGTTGTGGCTACGTTTGTAGGAATGCCTTGCTTTGTCATCGTAGCCAGAGCCGCCGAAACTTCCTCAAATGCTATACCAGAGGCGGCGGCAATCGGGGCCACATTGAACAGAGAAGCAGAAAGCTCCTCCATTGTAGTTTTGCCACCTTTGACAGTGGTGAACATCACATCAGCAACATGTTCGGCCTCAGATATCGGCATCTTGAATGCGTTGATAACAGTCGTCAGGCCATCAACAGCGGTGGTGGTATCGGTCACACCACCGATAGCCGCTTTGGTAGCAACCTTAAGGAAATCAATAGCGTTCTCTTTCGGCACCCCCGCAGATATGGCTTGGTAGAGGGCTTTTGCCGCTTTCACCGCATCAACTCCCATATCAGAAGCCATCGCCTGAACATCACTCGAAAACGATTTGAATTCATTGGAACTGAGATTCATCATGGTATTGACTTCTCGCATCGCAGTTTCAAAGTCGGCGGCAGATTTCATAGCCAACCCCATACCGCCAAGAATAGCCCCACCCATTGCCACCATCCCCATTCCAACTTTTTGCATGGCTTTCTTAGTCTTCTCAGACTCGGTTTGTAACGCCGTCATCTGGGCTTCAACCGCAGACATACCTTCAAGCCCAATCTTTCCGACTATAGAGAAAATCTCAAATGCCATAATATCAGCCCTTACTTATGATTTCAGTTCCACCAAATGCTGCGTTCATTATCCTAATCATTTTCATCTGATCAGCGAGTGTCATTGGTTCTGCTGGTTCCTTATCCCTGCCAAGCCCCAGCCCGTCCAGATAATCTCCAAAGCTCTTTTTACCGCCTGCTCCCGATTGCCATCCGATGAAAGCCACCCGCTCCCACTCCTGGGAATTCTTGAGCTTCAGCCGATCCATGAGAGCATCAAGCTCTCGTAATGTAAGCCGCCAAAACTCATCTTCGGATAGTCTAAGGTCAAATCTTCCAATTGACCAAAGCTCTATCCACGTGAGCGGCGGGCCGCTTTTTTTGGACTCCCCCCTTTGACCTCAGGTAAGGAATCTATAACGGTTTTGACCGTCTTATCATCCAAAGCAGGACCAATATCAGCCCACATGAGATACTCTTCAGTAAGCAACGGGTCTTTCAAATGTAATAGCTGCGCCCAAAGTAATGTTATTCCCTCTTCCTCGGTTAAATCAGCCGGGTTGAATCCCTTGAGGATGTTCTTACCCGTCTTATCTCTAAACGCAATCGCTGCGCCCACTGGGAATAGCAACTTGTATTCCTTACCATTAATAGTGATGATTTCCCCTGATACTATTTGAGACATTTTCCCTCCTTATTTTTAGCCGGGATGCGGAGGAGGAGGAACAACTCCGCAGAGCCCGGCTGATAATCTTACTCCTCTATTTACGGCGTCACGATGTGGAATGTATATACCACAGGCACTTTCCCCGTATCCGTCACGGTGATGACCAAATCAGTGACCGAGGCATCTGTGATCAGGATGTCACCGGAAGCCACTCCACTGGTCAAATTCCAAGTCACACCCAAAGCCACTGCTGTGATAGTCGCTGCTGTGGCGTCGGTAACGGTCACATTGACGAATGTATCACCAGTGTCAAGGATTAGGGCGTAGTCGTAAGTTGCACCGTCAAAGGTCCGAAGCTGTTGCCGCGAATACAGGAACGCCCGTCACTTTGAAAGCGAAGGAAATCTTTTGCTGCTCGGTCATGCCGCCGCTGGGCTGAACCTTTGTACATATTGCCGTTACTGTCCACGTGGCCCCACCGTATAGGGTGATAATGACTGTCCGCGCTGTACCCGCTGCGGCATCCGTCATTAAAGCGACTTGCCCGGTTGTGTCGCCCTTGATGAAGTTGGCGTCTACCGTGAATTCTCCACCATCATGCATGCCAGCAATAAATTCCCTGAAAGCACTTGTCGAATCCTCACTGGACACATCAATTATCTCAGTGTTGATCCCCGGAAAACCGATCTCCACGCTTTCTGCGATGGCTACCCCGTTCCACTTGAACGTTGATCCAAATAGTCTAACTGCTGATGTCGTCATTTCTGACCTCCTGTTTATTTATTTACCTATAAATTGTGCCTGATACGTCTGATAAGACGGTGATGCGCATATTCATTTGTATCGCATAATGCCATATCCCCTCCGTTGATTCAGGAACAAACCCGTCTGTTTGTCTCCACATAGCAACGCTATCGACCTCAGCAGTTGAAAATGTGAGATTGTCAAGTAATTCCATAAGCCGCTTGCGAATGATAAGAGCCTCGCTTGCTGATGGCGAATCGCTCCAGATATCAATATAAAATGTTCCCCTTCTGATTGGAGAATAATCGCTGACATTGCTCATGTCTATTCGGTTAACCAAATAGGGGAAAGCACAATCAGGAGGAGCCCACGTTAGCGATAACCTAACTGTCCCACCCATATTCGATATGAGCGTTGCATCTGTAGTTAGCAGATTGTAGATATAGGTTATGAGGGATGCTTGTGGATCGAGTGTCATGTGATCGACTCCCCTAATATTTCTTTCACTTCTGCTTCAGCCTTTTCAAATGACGGGCGGAGCCAAGGCCGGGCTTCCATATTGCTAGTTGAGAATTCTAACCACGGCCCATAAATAACATCCGTACCCACCCCGCCGACAATCGTCCTTTCCTCCACAGTAATTTCCGTTTTCACATGCTGCCGCAATGTGCCGGTTGCGCTGGCTGGCGCTTCTCCAGGGGATGATGCTTGGTATTTTCTTTTTGTCCCGGGTACAAAATATATGCGATCAGGATCAGGTTTTCGATTCCCAGAAAGCGTCTTGAGGGTTTCTGTCCGAACCGCCTGAGTGGCTTTTTGCATCTTCTCAAGG